ACCAGTTGCAGGAGTATTCCCAGATGTAAATGTAACATTACCACCTGACGCATCTCCAGCACCAGATACTGTGTAGTGCGTGGTTAGAGTTTTGGTTGTTTCAGTTCCTGTAGAGGATCTGATGATTACTTGTAAATCTGTGTCCGCAAAAATCTTAAAGGTATAAGCAAATACTGTTGTGCTTGAATTACCAGAGTAGGAATTTTTTACTGTAGTTGAAGATACTGTCATATTAATTTCTCTATATATTAAATACTTTCATTACTCAATACCACATTATTGAGGTAATAAAACATTTATTTGTTCTGATTCTCCTTCTTTACTTTTACCTAAAAGCTCATATTTTTGTTTTTGAGCTTTAATTATTGCATCCTTAACTTCAGGATAGTTCTTAATCATTTGAGCATAAGCTGCATCTTTATATGCTTTAAAAACTTTTTTAATAACCATCTCTTTTCCACCATCAAAATTAACATCACCTTCTTGTCTATTTTTATAAAAAGTAGAGTTCATTTGATTTATTACTTCTTCTTGAAAAGTTCTACCATTAATTTTTACTTTTCCTGTATTTTCCATAAGATAATCATAAGCTGATTGATTGTCTTTTTTAAATTCTGTAAGATCAACTGTTCTACTTTTTATCTTCTGTGGTGGTGTTAATGCTATTCTTAATCTAGCAATTTCATAAGCTACTGGATTATCTTTTACATCTATCTGTCTACCAACAAGTGATGGTCCTTGAACGAAAGATGAAAATGATACAACTCCATCAGGATTAAAATATAAACTACTTGGTGTTTTTTCTATAGGTTCTCCTGTAATAATATCTCTTCTAGGTTCTAAATATTTTTCACCTAAACCTGATCTTTCTAATATTTTATCTAAAAAACTTCTTGTTTCAAAAGCATCTGTTTCAGGTTCTAAAATACCAGGAATACCTTGATTTCTTAATGAAGCATAAGGTATTAAATTACCAACAACTCCACCAAAAAATTGTTCAAATTTTTTTTCTGTAGGACTACCTATTAAAGACATAGCATCTGTAATACCTCTTAAATAAGTTTTGTTAGATGCGTTTCTCATAATTGTCATTATACCTGCTGTAAGCATTTCTTCTTTTTCTTGATCATTTATGTTAGCTATATTTTCTTTTATATCTGCAACAAAACCCAAGACCATAAAACGAGGGTCCATTCTATTGTATTGTTTGTATGTTACTGTGCCATCATCTTTAACTTGTGCAATAGAATAAGGTTGCCATCCTAAAGATAACCAAGTTTTTTTAACTTGAAAATTAGATGGTCCATTACCTGTTATTTTAGGATACCTTTTACCATTCTTATCTTCTACATCTTCTGTAGCTAAATGCAGACCATACATAACAACAGATGTTCCTAATAGTTGTCTACCTAAAACTTCTGCTCTTGCTCTTCTATCACCACTATTCCACATCATTCTATTTTGTTTTGTAAAAGCACCTAATCCAGGTATACGATTTGACATATGTCTCCATAAATTTGTAGGTGTTCTTATAAAGGGAGCTAAAAATCTAAATATAGGTGCAGCATTTAAAAAGGTTTGTATGTGTGAACCAATGTTTAAATAACTACCACCCATCAAATCATTTGTATAAGTTGCCTCTCTTGCATACTGAAGAGCATTTTGATTTATTGAACTTTCTTTTATATTTGCAGCACCATTTTTAGTAAAACCTTCTTTAAAAATTTTATCAATATTTTCTCTTCCTGCTTTTGATTGAATATCTAATCCTCTTGTCATAGTATTGTCTACAGCATTTGAAAAAAGTCTAGCTCTATAGTTTGATTGTTTTAAAAATTCATCACCTGTCATCAATAGTCTTGATGGAAATTCTATAACTTTACCAACCCAATCAATAGCTGTACCAGCAGCACCTTCAACACCAAGGTTTGCACCACTAATAGGTCTTATTGCTTTACCACCTACAATTTCCAAGTTATCTTGCGTTCTTGAAAGAGGATCAAGAATTGCATCACCTTGTTTTAAAGCAAGTCTTGTCATTTCAACTACTTCACCAAAGTGCATCATTAAACCTTTGTATTGTGCAAAACCTAATTGAATAGCTTTTGAATCAGCTCTTAAAGCACCACCTGCTATTTGTTCTAAAGGTCTTATCAATGCTTCGTATACACCTGATTTTATGTTAATCGCTTGTGTGAACACACCTGATAATAATGAATTAATATAAGCAGAGTTAAATGCTTCTTGTATTCTTTGATATTTACTTTTTGAAACTTTATTAACAACTTCTTCTAAAGGAGCATCTTTAATTAATTTAGCCATAGTAGCGGAGTCGCCTTCAAAGTTTCTTATAATATTAACTAATTCTTCTACATTTAAAATCTTACCTTCTGATCTAACAACTTTAATATTACCAGCTTGAGTAACTCTTGCAGCACCTCTTATTTGATTTTTTAAACCAACAACAGTATCTCTTACCACTTGAGCTTGTAGAGCAACATCTTCTTTAGCTTGTTTAGTCCAGTTTTTTGTTTCTTTACCAAATTGTTTTACATATTGTTCAGATGTTTGTTTTAATTGAAAAGCTAATTCTTGTAATATTTGTTTTGATGCAATCATTCTTACAGTTGCTGTTTTAGCTCTTTCACCTTCTTTAGGTAATGCTTTTAAAATTTCTCCCTTATCTCTTGACATTAATGTTGCTAACTCTTCAGCTTCAGAGTTTTTTAAAACATCATTTTGTAAAAAATCTTTAGTAGTTTCATCAAATCTTTCTGCAACATCATCTATAGTTTTTAAAACTTGAGCAGAATTTTTAAGTGATTTGGTGTTTAATATTTTTTTTATAAAAGATTCTGTTTCTTTTTTAGCTTCTTTCTGACCAATATTTAATTTTTTTAAATATTCTTTCATGTTAATAGCTGGATTATTTTCAGCTATTTTTTTGTATACTTTTTTTGTTTTCTTACCTTTTCTTAAATCATTAATAGCTTCACCAGCTTCTTTATAAATTTTTTCTTTCTCTGCAAAATCTTTTGTTGCTTTTGCTTTTTTAAATGCTTTAAGACCAAATAATATTTCAAATGGTCCACCAATAAGCATACCCTCAAGTACATTTTTTACTCTACCTTCCATTTCAGTATCATCTTCATCTGTAGCTAAATATTGAGTAACTGCATTATTTAATACTGGTGAATCAAATTGAACCAACATATCTGATAGTCTACCTTCATTAGGATCAAATACAGTAAGATCAGAAACACCTCCTGCTGCTAATCCTCTTAAACCTGTTTTAAGTAATCCACCTGACAGACCTACAGCTTTAAAAAATTTATTAGGTCCTATAAAACCAGTTACAAAACGAGTAGCTCCTTCTGTCATATTTTCTGCTAGTCCTTCAGGTTGATGAAATATAGGTAAATTTCTTTTTTTAGAATACTCTTCTGCTTTCCATTTAGTAGGTGAAACATATCTAGGTATTAAATCTTTAAATGTTGCTTTGCCATCCTCATCACCAAATTCTAATCCACCAAGAGTTACAATGTTTTCATCTATAAAATCACCTGTTTCTTCAACAGCATTAACTACACCTTGAGCTGCTGATAAACTTAAACGACCAGTTTTTTCCCAAAAATTAAAATCTTCTTCATCAGGATTAGTAATCAAACCTGAATTGACAGGTTCTATTTTTTTTACACTTTCTTCATATTGTTTAAAGAAATTTAATGTTTCTTGATCTAATGGTGTGTCCGCCATAATTAATTTTTCTCTCTGTCTTGTAAAATAATTCTGTAAGCATTGAGTAATGCTCCAACATCAGGATCACCTTTTTTATCAACAAACCCATTAAGTTTTGCCAAAGTTTTTAAAGTATTAGGTTGAGAAGGATCAGTTTCATATTGTTTTTTTAATTCATTAATAGCATCTGTTTCTCTTACAATATTAAATTTATTTGATGTAAGATTGAAAGCAGTAACTTTAGCAATATCAACATCTTGATATTTATCTATTATATTCATTCTTAATTCTCTTGAATATTCTTGTTGTTCTGCAAATGTAGCATCAGGATTAGAAGATAAATAATCATCAATTCTTTGATCATACTCTGAACCTGCTTCAAATGCTTTTTCTTTACTAGCTGCTTTATTTAAGTTAGCATCAAAAGCATTATAAAATGTAGCTTCTAATATTTTTTTTTGACCTTGAGAGTAATCAAAGAAAGCATTACCTTGTGTTATTTTTGTAACCTTATCTTCATGTCTTATGCTTTCTCCTAAAACTTTTTCTTTAAGTTGTGCAAAAGATTTTTCAATAGTACCTGATACAACCTTGTTACCATTGTATCTTTTAAAGTTTTCTAATTCATTAACAAGTCTGATAGCTTCATCATAATCTGCATTGGGATCACCTTCTACAGCTAAAGAATTTATTTTAGCTTCATAAGAATTATAAATAGATTTATTAAAATTATCATTAGATAAAAATGTTTCACCTTTTAATGATGAATCTAAATTTGCTATTTGTTTTTCAGCATTAGGTAAACCAATAAAAGAATCTGCATCTGTTAATAACAAAACACTATCAATAGCTTCTTTTCTTTTTTTAAGATCATTTGCTCCAAGCATATGTTCTTTATTAAATTTTTCTGCTTTATCTTTTAAATCTGTTTTATATTTTACTTTTAATATTGGATTATCTGTTGCTTTGTAATTATTTACTCCAATATTCATTTCATCATTATAAATTTTTGTACTTTCTTTTTCATATGCTTTAAAAGAATTTTGTTTTAAATGATAAATGCTTTCAGAGTTTTCTAAATCAATACTGCTTTCAATTAATTTTTTAACTCTTCTATTTTTAACAGTAGATAATTTTTGATTTATTAAAGGTGTAAAAGTTGTTTTCCAATTATTAATAGCTTCATTTTCACTAATATTATCTTTTTGTGATTGTATAATTTTGTCTGATTCTGCTTTTAATTCTAATACTGCTTTTTTTGCAATTAACTTTTCTTCATTATCTCTTTTTTTAATTGAATAATTATCTATAGCTTGAGCAACAGGAACTAGAGATGCTGCTAAAGTTTGTCTAGGATCAATTCTTATATTAGATGTAACAGATGCTGCATCTGTTGTAGGTCTACCTGTTGCTGTAAATGTTGGTATTTTAGGCATAATAATTATCCATACGCTTTCAATAAAGATTCACCAGCTTTAGCATAGTAACCTATTTGAGCTGCTCTTGCTTCATTTCTTGCTATTTGTCCACTCATTCTTGCAAAATTTGCTTCTTCCATTTTTTGAGATTGTGCAACTTTAGAATTATAATCTAAAATATTTTTTTCTATTTCAGCTTGTTCAGCATTATATTGTAAAATTCTTAAACCAGAACCTGAAAGTTCTGCACCTGAAGTTAATATTGCTGTTTTAGTTTCACCTTGAAGTTTTACAAATTGTTGATCAAATCTAGCAAGATCGAAATCTAATTGTTTTTCTGCTTGTTCAGCTTCTTGTTCTTTAACTTTTGCATTTCTTTCTTGAACAGCTTGATTATATTTACCTGCTGCGGATGCTTGTTGTGCTGCTGCTACTGAAGCTATTGCTGTTACCCATGTCATTAAAATATCCTCGCATATCTGTATTGGTCTGAACCATCAAACCCATAGTGTTTCATTAATCCCTCGTTCTCTAATCCTAACCACTTTGCAAATCTTATACCTTTATCAAAGTCTGATCTTACAGCA